CCCCCCGACAAGGAGGCCCGCGGGGGCAGAAAAATGGAGGGGGGGGGGGCGGGCTCCACAACTCACGATGTACCTACAAAGCTGTGCTCCCGCGGTGGGTGGAGTAAATCGATTCGGCGAAACGTCTGCAATGCTCGCTCCGTCAGTGGATTGTGCAGCTATACTTTCGGCTCGTGTCAAAACGCTTTTGGGCGTTGACCATACAGTGGTAACCGTCACTCCGCTATCGCTACCGATCCAAGCCACGCGTTCCGTGGCTGCACGGTGCGTGATCTTGGTCGTTTGCAAAAGCGAAAGGAAAGAGCTTGCGGCAAAGGCCGTGGCCGTTTCACCCATTCGGCGCTGTGCCGGTATGACTGATGAAGTTGCCAGTGTTGTTCGGTTGCCTTCCTTCACCACCTCCAGCTTCACCTCGGAAATTTTCCCCTCGGCGCGGTCGCGTATCAACGTTCCCACGTCGTGGAGAACAATTTTTCCGTTATATGGGCGCAAAGTCAAGTCCAGCACAACGGCCGCGTTCACGCTTACCAAACACTTCAGGGGCGTGCTTGAGGATATTGTCAAAGCCTCCCACTCATCAGGAAAGGTCAATGATGGAATCGATGAGAGTAACTGCATACCTTACGCTACTTTTTTTTGCCTGATCGAACATTAAGCACCGCGCATACCACGAGGAGCACCAGCACCCACCTAGGATCAGTGTCCCACGATGGTTCTCGTCTTTCTTTCTGTTCTGCCGTCTCCCGGTGCGCTGCGTGAAGAGCTTCCGTTTTTGTCCGCCAAACGGTGTCCGTTCGAATGTGCCAGCGTTCTTTAATGCGTTCTTTGACGGTGGTTGCTCCTTCGAGATAGATGCTATCATGCAAATAGACGCTATCCCGTACAAGTGCCGTGAATCTAAGCGTGTCGGTTCTGTTGACTTTCAGCGTGTCGTGAACAAGAACGCGCCGCTCCACGGTTCGGGTGGTGGTGCAACTTGAAAAGCAAAGGCTAAGCACCAGCAGAATCAGCGGTGAAAGTTTTATGCTCGAATCTATCTTCATGTCAGTCTGTAAAAGGAATCGCTTCCACTCTCGAGATCCAGCCCTTGAGATACTTTTGTTGGCGCGGGTTATTCTTCACGATGGCACGCAAAAATCGCAGCCGCTCGTTTTTGAGTGCAAGAAACAGCGTCTCGGGCGGTGTTGCATTGGCCGCGGCCAAAGTCTTCGCCCCCATAATTCCGTCAACATTCTGCGCCAAAACACGCTGAAGAGCTTTGATCCCATGTGCTCCGCTGTGGAATGTAAAGTCTGCGACCATCATTGCCACGGATTGGGATTTCAATTCGTCGGCCTTACAGCGTTGCCAGAAATCGTGATCCGCGATATTTCTCCACTCTTCATAAGAAATCGCCTTCAATTCTTTCACCGTCGGTGTGGGTCGTTTTTGAGATTTTCTCCATGCGGTGAAAGCTGCGAGTGTTACCCCGATCATCGTGGCTCCACCGCGGTCGTCCGGGTCGTTGGCAAAGCCCTGCAAACGGGCTTTTTCAAACAGTGCGTCCGTTGATTTGTTTTTGTTCTCTACGCCGGCTTCAAATCGCAGCAAGTGGCGCAAAAAAGGATTGATGTTTGGCATAATCAATTTTGTTGTGGTTTAATACTCGTGTTTGTTCTTGACTCAAAGCCTTGTATCTCAAAAATCGCTTTGTGATTATTGATAATGTTTCGGCTGTCCTCGTGGATGAGTCCCCTGTTGTTGCGTCCTTTGTGTGCTCGGCCGTCGTCGGCTGCGTTTGCATTGTTATCCAAATCGTAGTCGACGAAATAGGTCGTCCCCGTCTCCACCTTTTTCCCGGCATGAAATTTCCAAAGGTCGATTGCGTACAGTTTTACATTCTGCGGTCGTCTGTTGACATTGATTCGAAAATTCGGTTGTTCAACTCGTATCGGGCAAACACGTGAACAATACCAGCCATCTTCCACCCGCGTCGCATTGATATCGCCGGTCGCCGCTCCATGTTCGTCTATCAACGCGTTTTCAGGTGTGGCCGTCGTGGAGAAATTATTTTCCAACGGGTTGAACCAAAATGCGGCGGGGTAATCTTCTGTCGGCGTCGACGTGCGCGAACTCTCAAAGATTTTGTGCATGCTGCCGTCTGCTCGTCTGAACTCACTCCAGCCCTCTGTATAGTAAGCTCCATGCCCGAATTGATAAAGGGGATATTCCTGCTCATTTTCGGAAAAATAAGGGCTTTCCACCTTCATCTGTTGAATATCCTGATCATTCCAGTTATCCGTACCGGCCGTTAACCAGTTGTAGAGTTGCGAAACGGTGGTGTATCTTGTCAGGCGAATCATCTGCAGTGGTGTCCATACCCCCGCCACTCGGCGCGCATTGGCAAATATTCCTTCTGGCCCCAAATCATAGAGCAGCGCCCCCGTTTCGGGGTCAAAGCATTGCAGCACGGGGAATCGCCGTTTTTGAGAATCGGATCTATACCCAAAGACCAAACCGGGGTGCTTACAACCTGCGGCGTAAAATCTCATTTCCGCGCCGGCGGTAACCATGCGATCCTCCGAGATGTTGCCTGTTGAGAGATTTTCGATTTGTGCTGTTCCCGCCAGGAACATACTGGTGCTTACCATCTCGAACGAGTCGCCCTTTTTCCAATATGGAGAATTGGCACCGGGGCGCGTCTCGTTTCCAGCTTTGGCATGCGTGCGGGTGCAGCGATATGTTTCTCTTGTCCCCGCGGGCGTCAAAACAGTCACCACGTCTTCATAACCGCCCCCCGTCACGTTGCGTCCCCGAAATACCGTCCCTTCGGCAAACGCGTCCCAAAAACCACGATTTTGCACGCTGGCGCCCACTTTGTCGTTTTCAGACAAGCACCATGGCGTGGCCGTTATGCCCTCTTCTAATTTGGGAGCGCAAAATAGCACCTCGTGTCGCTGTGCATTGTCGGCGTTTTTCAGCCAGCAGCGTAAATAAGCGCGGTTTTCCTCTCCGGGTCTTGCTGCTCTGGCCTTAAATGAAACCGACAATCTTTGCCACGCCCCGGGCTTTGCTGCCGAAAGGCGAAAATGCTCGCCCGAATTGGGAAAGACAATCATCCATCCAGAATTGCTACCACGGACATAAACCGAAAAAGTGTAGTCCTGCCCCGCGATTAAGTCCACCGGTATACGCTGCGAGAATTGCGCGTACTCTTCACCCACGGCGCCACGTTCCACCACCGTTCTCAGCACTCCACACCCTGTAACGGCGGGCTGTACGTCTTTCGCCGTCTCCGTCTTGGCGTGTGTGCCGTTGATACCCGACTCCCACGCTCCGGCTTGATGAAAGTCCGTCCCGTCCAGCAGATTGGGACGCGTGGGTTGTGCTTCGGCTCCGTCTTTCCCCAACCGCGTAACCAAACGGACTGCATTCCGTTCGCTGTCCCCGTCTGAATAAACGACCCGCTCATACGTCCAAAGCCAAGGCTTTTGCGATGTCGGAACGGGCGGTTTGCTCCTCCAATCACGTGCGTCGTGTCCGGGGGCGGTTCCATCTGCCGTGAGCAGATAAAACGATTCGATACGTTCAATGCCGCGGCCGGGGTCGCCTTTATCGCCAGGGTCGCCTTTATCGCCAGGGTCGCCCTTCTCGCCGGGGTCACCCTTCTCGCCGGGGTCGCCCTTCTCGCCGGGGTCACCCTTCTCGCCGGGGTCGCCCTTCTTGCCAGGGTCACCCTTCTCGCCAGGGTCACCCTTCTCGCCAGGGTCACCCTTCTCGCCAGGGTCACCCTTCTCGCCGGGGTCACCCTTCTTGCCGGGGTCACCCTTCTTGCCGGGGTCGCCCTTTCGGTCGTTCTCCGACGTTGTCCACTCGGTGGGGGTGTCTCCGATTTCGAGCTTAGGGGCGGCGAACCAGACAGTTGCGTTCTCCTCTTGATTGTAGAGCAACATGTAGACTCGTATCGGCTTTCCTCCTACGTCTCGCGGCGTCGTAAATTTAAGGACATTGCGCTGCCACCCTTCTTGTCCTTTTACGATGTCTTTACCAGCCCAGGGGCGCGAATCCAAATTGGGTGCCACGATAATTGCCGCTTGCCTTAAGTCAGATGTGGCTCTTACCCAAACGCTTAATGTGCAAATTGTACTCGGTGGCAAATCGTATGATGAAAGTTCTTGAGAGATCCCAGCGTAATCATGTTCTCGCAAACTTTTCACTTCAAACTTAATTGCCCTTGTCCCTACTACCGGACTAAATAGCCCGTCTTCAAAAACTCCCTCTATTTGTTCGGAATCCCACCCCTTTATTCCTTCTTGAAAAGAACTATTATCTATAAGGTTCGTTTTGTAATTCCCCCCGTCTTTCCCGTCCTTCGGTCTCGCTTGAATAAGCGTCCAGTGTGTAGAGTTCGGGGTCGGTGGTTCTGTTGTACCTTTGGATTTCGTTGTGGTGCACCTCCACCGGGCTCCTTCTCGCCATACCTCGCTTATTTCAAAACGTCTTGTGGTTGGGTTGCGAGTGCCCCCGAAATACTTCGCTCCCTTTGTCCAGTTACCCCGATCCACGATTTCAGGAATAGGATTCGCTTTGGCGTCCAGTCGAATGATATCCTGCACCACCAGTCCGCGCGCAAACAAATAGTCATCTTTGCCGTCCACGATTTCACCCAGTTCTGCTTTCAAGAAGTCGGGCAAAGTTCCAAAGGACGCTCGTTGGTGCTCGGCTGTGATCTTCGGGGCGGTTACACCCTGCAAGTGCATGATACGTCCCTCCCGCGATGAGAGATATAAGCACGACCGGCGTTCTGCGATACTCGTGTTCCCCCACCGTGCAAGATTCATCCCCTCGCACGGCTGCATATTTGCTCCACCGGGGACGTCGGCGTTGTCATACAAAGAGCAAGTAATCGAATTATCGTTGATATCAACACTTTCGACTCTCAACCATGCCACGGCGTAAAGTGCCGTTTCGGGGGTGGGCAAAGGCGTGTTCGGGCGAAAGGCTCTGACAGCCGCTGTGCTTACGATACCTTTAATCACGTCGTGAACAGCGAAAGCCGTAATGTCACCCTCAAATCGGCGGCGCATAGTCAAGACCCATTGCGTGCCTCTCTGTTCAACCTGTTCCACCGTCCCGCTTTCTGTGAGCAGCCAGTCGCCCTCCACAGCAGTGAGACGATTGATTTGCATTTCAGCCACCTCCAGCCGCGAACGTACGGTAAGGGTTTCCACTTCTGCTGCACCGTCTTTATTGATACGCGCTCCACTTTGTCCCGAAAGGAAGTCACCGACGACTAACTGTTCCTGTACTTGCTCCGTTCCTTCTGTGCGCACTTCCTTCGCAGTCAGGCCTTGCGCAAAACGGATGGGAGCATGTGCCGTATCGGGGCGTATCCCCGAAAGATAGCGACTGTCAGCGCCCTTCATCTCCGTAATAAAATCAACAAGCAGCTGTCCGACGCGTTGCGCCGTATTCGCCGCCTCTTGAACCTCGTCCCGAATTTGTTCGGCTCGTTCCAGTAATGTTGCCATAATCCCTATTGAGTTACGTCGTTTCCTTGTTTTCTATTCGCCTGTTCAAGCTGCTCGACGAGTTTCTTTATCAGCTCGTCCTTGTTCTCCGCGGGCTGTCCGCTGTCTGCGTCTTTCAATAATTGAAATAGCACCTGCGAAATGATGCCCGGCAGTCCGGGGATCTCATTGGTCTTTTCCAAAACGACGCGCACCGTATTCTTTTGCTGCTCAATTTTCGCCTTATCCTCTGCAGATTCAAAAATGCTCTTCAACTCCACACCGCCACAGACAATGACACACCCCAAACAGAATATGGGGATCGGCAAAATTGTGCATGCCATCATGTCCAGTTGAGCCAGAATAATGTAGATGACAAGATAGATTGCCGTTTTATTACCGGTATCTCTCAACCTCGACGATACGATTTTCTTCTTGTTCTTAATAGACTTGTATACGCCCGAAACCAAATCAACGAGCACCAAGCTGAGCAGAAAACCGGCTCCCCATGTAATCATCGCTGTGTGCTGTCCGGCATTCTGTTTCAGGAACAGCCAATTAACTTCACCAAACCATTCAAGGAATTCCATCATTATATCCTCTTCTATTAAATCAATTCTAACAGGGGAAAGATCCCCGTCCATATCACATTCACTTGCACCACGGTGGGTGATTCATACTCTCCCGGGTGCATTTGCTCTGTGGTAATGAGCGGTTTGTTCGTTCCTACTCCTCCCACGAGCCATTGCGTTCCTTCCGTGTCTGTGAGTCGCAAAGCGACGGCCGTTGTGAGGGTGTGGCGTACGCTGCAGCGCGCTGTTATTTTGGTAGTGTGCAGCCGCAAACCGTTTTCGATATTCTCCGTCACTTCCGCCTCTGCGATATCGGTCAAACAGAATGTTTCTGTGCGTGGGCTGTGCTCACGGGCAAATGCCGCGTGAAAGCCGTCGGCCGTTGCGGTGGGCATGCAAGCCTCCACCTCTTCGGCGGTGATCCACTCTATCCGGTTCAGATACTTTCTCATTGTGTTGTTTCGTTATCCACTTCCTCAAACTCCACGTCTTTCGCTTCGGCTTTAATGTAGCGCGCCGTCAATTTCTTCACGAGCTTCTCCACGTCGACAATCGGTTCAAAACCAACTACCGAAACGTCACCCGAAATTTCCAAGAACGGCGGTGTAATCGTCGAGTAGTCCGGGGCTGCCGCTTCGTCTTTGTCGAGTCGCATAAACTTGCCCTGCGCATTGACGAGTTGTGCCATGGCACGGGCGTCTCCGTTGACTCGTGCAGTATTCCAGGCCTCGTCGAGCCGTTGGCGAAACTGCCAGCGCTCGAACTCCACGGTGCTCTGATTCATCGCGCCCAAACAATACTTAATCACCTTCAGATCTTCGTATGCCATGGACTTTCCGACTTGATACCTCCGAATGATTTCCGCCACTATATCTTTATCCAACAGGCGGGGATGAGCCAGCCAGTAGTTGTAAAGATCCCGCAAACGGATCATTCTCCCCCGCGTGCCCGTCGAAAGCCCGGCCTCTTGCATTTCTCTCTCGTCTGCAAAGAGAAATTTTTGCGCGGTGTCGAGCAGCGTGATGTTCATAAGTCGAGTTGTGCTTGTTTGAGATACTCAGCCACGCGTTCGGTCGCACTGGGCGATCCCGCCTCCATGTACTCAATGTTGCGTTCTCGCATTTCGAGCGTGGTTTGTGCTCTGATGCGTCGAAAGACTTTACTGATTTCTTGATTTGGGTCTTCAATAGCGTCTCGCAAAGCCGTTTCGTCGACGTCCATCAGCACCGCGATGTCCGCGATCGGCGTCAATGCTTTGACGAGTCTTTCGAAAAGCGAAAAATCAAACTCATCATTTAAGTTGAAAAGTTGGGATGTTTTGAAATTTTCTTCGCACATATTCCGCAAAAGTCCTCTTGTTTGTAATGTTATATACCTCGTTTCTTGTGCCGCGCGTGCCGTTTTGTGAAGTGATCACGGTGCAGCTCTGCTCCGTCCCCTCTATCACCACGGCTTTCGCGTGGTTGGCACAATAGTTCACCGTGTCAAAAACAGCTGTCGTGATAGTTCTTGTTCTCGCGGTCTTTTCCGCTGCCTTCATATCAATGTACAGATCGGCTCGCCCGATGAGTCCTTTCTTTTTCAGTGCATGTATTTTTCGCGTGAACTCTTCCCCCACCGAAAACGAGGCGATCAGCACATTGGCTTTCCCGGTGAATTGCAGTAGACGTTCGATGACTTCACCCAGTTGGATCTTATCGCTAATAAACAGCTGCAAAGGTTCGTCGCGTGGGTTGTGTATTTCCGGTTTATCTTCTATCATAGTTGTCGTCTTTGAAAATTACGGGGCGAACATTATCACAACGTCCGCCCCGTGCAAGCAAATTCATAAATCAATCTCTAACTCATTCGGCGGTGGGCTGCTCTGTTGGCATTTCCACCCCGATATCTCTCAACCGTTGGGCGAAATCAGGTTTGAAACTGCCACCTGTTGTCACGATCAGGGTAATTCTTTCCGTGATTTGTCGGCGTTCCTCTTCAATTTCGTCGGGCGCGGGCTCTTCGGTCTTAAGGAGCTGTTCGAGTTTTGCCACATGGGCTGAAATAAACTTGCGTGCGGCTGCCACTCTTTTCACCTCGTTGCCCGGATCTTCCGGTTCAGTTGTTTCTTCGTCTTCATCGGCGGTGCCATACGCGTCGTATTCATCCCAGCCGGCGATGTACTCTTCATAAAGCCCCTCTAAGATTTTTATCTTCTCGTAGCGATCACACGGCGGGGCTTTTTCCAGGTCTTGCAACTCTGTGAAAGTTCGTCTGATCTTTTCATAGAGTTCTCCACCGCGGTCGTAAATCGCTCGGATATGCTCGGGGAGTTCATCGTGATCGGGGCGGCGTCCTCTGTGGGCATTCGGGGCGGTGGGTGTTTCTTCTACGGTGTCGTCTTCAGAGAGCTCGCTTTCCGTCTCCTCTTCGGGCGGTGGGATAAGAGAGCGGACTTTGGGGAGCAGTTCGCGTTCCATCTCACGAATGCTTTCTACCGTATGCCCGTCGAGCCGAATTTGCAGAAACTTTTTCAAGTCGTACTCCACATGATCGTGTGCGGCCTCCGGGCGGTTCATCGCCAAATTATAAATGTGGCGGTTGCCGTTGATCCGCAAAAGCAGTTCCGCCCCCTCTCTCACGTCGCGTTCTTCTCGCGGCGTTTCAAGCCAGCGTTTAAGGCTTTCTGTAAATTCCTTATCCATAATCAGGCATGTGATCCTACAGCAGCCGCTGCAGTGGGTTCGTCGGTGGCTCCTGAAATAGAGCCCTCGTCTTCTTCGATTTTTCCAGTGTAGAAAGGTGCGGGCGAAATATCTCGTGCAATGACTTCAATCGTTGTTCCACCGCCCGAATAGCCTTCTCCACTTGAAAGTTTGGGCTTTACTTCTGTGCTGTACATTTCCGATCCCACGAGTCGCGTCTTTCCGTTTCGTTGCACACACAGGAAAATGAACTTATCTTCAGCAGCCAACTGACAGAAACCGGTGGCGGCTTCCTCTACTCCGGGGTGAAGGAATGTCAGCTTATTCTCGTAAAGTTTAGACGGGTCTTCTCCTGTAATATCGGATTCCATCTGCGCTTTACTGTCAATCACGTCAATACGCTTCCACTTCTTATCCGCCTTCAGCACGAAATCGCCTTGCAATGTTGCAAGTTTCTCCATGGTAGCCCCGCTGTCTGTGGCCAAAACGCGTTTCGGCCACTTCACGACGTCGCGTTTTGAGATGAAATATACGTGGTCTCTCAAGCCCGGCTGCACCCTGCTACCTTGGCAGTGCACCAAACTTTCTGTGAGAGTCGGAATTCCGTTGCATTTGTTTGCCATAATGATGTTGTCTTTGAGGGTTAAGCGTGCAGTTTGCCGACGAACAGGCGTTCTTTCTGAATAGATTCGAACTCCGTTCCGAAAAACATTGTTGCCACGTATGAGAGCAGAAACTCGTGGTGTTTTTCGATTGCGATATTCTCCTTCGCCAGCCCGGCGCCATATCCATACAGCATGTTACTCTTCGTAGTCAAATGCAGATAGCCTGACCCCTTTTTGGAAACCAAAGGCACCAGCTCACAAAGGTTCTGCGTTCCCTCGAGGAACGTCTTCGAGAATTCTTTGTTGTAAGGAGTTCCACCAAAGCGGGTAGCATAATCACGATTATAGGCTTGATATACCTTGACAGGCACATAGAGCTTTGTTTTCGCGCCTTGCAATTCTTCGGCCGCCCCCTCATAAAAGTCCATCAGAATATCGACGGCATTGGTCTTCGTGATGGGTTCTGCAAACTCCCAAAGATTTCCGTTCGATGTGGAAATATTGCTGTTGTCAATTTCTTGTTTAGTGATGGTATCGAAACCGTTAAACAAGTCTTTGGTTGTGGTTCCCGAATCGTTGCGTTTTGCTGCCCAAATCGCTTCATTGAGTTTCTGACCCAGTTTTCCGGACAAGTACGTAAGTACCTGCAGTGCCAAATCTGCTGTTGTCAACTGTATGCCCTGTGCCACAAGTTCGCCCCAAACGGTGGTTGCCGCGGTGTTGACGTCAAACCGCTTCACTACCGATCCGAGGAATGTTTCCAGCGTACGTGCATTGGCATTCACGCCGTCGTTATCCACTCGGGTGGGATCGTAGGGGCCGAGTTCGATATTTCCACCCAATTCCGACACGATTTCACGACCTGCCACTCCGGGGCGAGAAGTCATGTGTTGCAAAGTTTCTTCGCAGCTGATGATGGGCGTAACCAGGAGCTGCTTTTTATAGGTGGTCGCCGATTTCTTGAGATCGTCCTGTGTGAGTTTAAAGCTCATATTCTATTGATCTGTCTGTTATAAATTCGGACTATGTCGTCTCTTCTTAGAGCAGTCCTTTAATTTTTTCGAGTTGGGCTTTAGCATTTGCCGCCGCCGTTGTAATCTCATCGTCCTGCGGTTGATTGCCGGTGTCATTGACCTGTTTCGTCTCATCTCCGTCTGCACCGGCTGCCGCTTTAATCTCTTCTTGGAGCTTATCAATCTTTGCCTGCAGTTCGGTGTTTTGCTTTTTGAGTTCTTCTGCATGCTTTTTCGCGTCGTCCACTTCCGTGTTTGCCGTTGCGAGCGCGTTGTTGAGTTTTTCGGCCTGTGCGGTCGAAATCATCACGCCTTTCTCCGAGGCTGTGATTTGTTCAACGCCCAAAGCGTTCAACAAGTTGGGGTGTGTTGTCTTATCCATGATCAAACAGTGTTTTTTATTTTGCACGTCATCGTTTTTCTTCCCGAAACCTAATTTTGCCAGCGCGCGTTCAATCATTGAGGGTTCGCTAACAATTGGGAGCGGTGGCACCGGCAAACCGTATTCGCTGCACATGGCTGTCACGGTGGCCGTGATCCCCTCCTGCCCGGTGGCACTCTCATCATACTTGTCGATTTCATCGATAAGGCCGATTTCGAGTGCCTCCTTTGCCGTGATCCAGCGCTCTTCTTTCATGAGTGCTGCCATCTCTTCAACGCTCTTCCCTGTGCGTGCAGAATAGATATTTGCAATCAAGTCGTCAAAGGTGGAAAGCGTTTTGCGAAGGTTCTCCAGCTCTTCTTTCTTTTTATCGATTGCTTCCTTGTTTACCCTCTCCCAGTTGTAAAGAAGAATCGACGAGTTGTGTACCAGCATGACCGCTTCCGGTGCCATCACTATGCGGTGCGCTCCCATTGCGAGGATTGTCGCGGCCGATGCGACAAAACCACTGAGATAAACCTTTACCTTTCCATGGCCGCGAAAGAGCGTACAGATATCCAAACCATCGGAAAGGCTGCCGCCTAACGATGAAATGCGCACCTTAATCTCATTGTCACCATAAGGTCGCATGGCTTTGCGCACACTATCTCCTGTGATCCAATAGCCAATTTCGCCCTCAATGTTGATATCGTATTTTCTTGCCATTTTCTGCGTTTTCGATTTAGCGCAAAGATAGGAGAACGCGCGTGGGCAAAAAATGACAAAAGCCCCCCCGAAACCGAAACGGAGGCCCCGCAACGAGGGAACACAAACCAAAACC